TTTATCCCATGGGTGCTCTGGTGCTTATTGAATTATTTTTACGTTCACTCGACAACGACGACGATGACGACGGTAGCGGTGGCGTAATGACCCCAATATTCCAAGGATCACAAGCATAATGTATCACCTTCTTTTCACCTCAATATGTTTCTTATACCTCGTATCAGGTGTAGGCAACATTGCATTCGCCTAAGAGCGAAAGGTCTTTTCACTTTTACCCCTCAATCTAAAAAGCAATGAAGAAACTATTCTACAGTCCATATTATCCACTTATGGAGTTTGGATTTTTTGTTATGGTAGGAACTATAGCAGGATTAGCAGGAGTCGTATGAAACATCATATACCACTAAAATATGTGCCACGAATATTTTATTGGGCACTTACATTTGCAGTATTGTATGGAATTAGTACAACAGCATATGTGTAAATAGTACACTTGATATGTCAGTGTGCAAAAAATAAAGATAAGCAATAAGTTCCACAACTTCTTAGAGGTTGTAGAAAAAAGATTTATAAAAAATGAAAGATGGGATAGATCGTATGAATTACATGCGGATCCCATCTTTTTTACTAGCATCACATTTTTAAAAATGTTGTTAGAGAATAACCAAAGGTTAGATACACCTAGTAAAGCATTAGTATTCAGTGATCAAGAAAATATAACAGCGAAGAAAAAATTTGATCATAATATATTGAAAAGAAAATTTCCTAAATGCATTGATACACCAGTCATAGGATACTACCCACCCACAGGATTTGTAGGTTGGCACACAAATCACGGTGCACACGGACATATAATATTGTTCAACTGGTCAGAAGATGGAGAAGGGTTCTTCAGATTTGCCAAAGGAAATAGAATGGATACTATAAAGGATGGAAAGGGTTGGAGTTGTAAGGTAGGATATTTCGGAGAGCATGTAGAAGATCAACTCTGGCACTGTGCTAGGACAGAATGTCGTAGGTTTTCTTTTTCGTATCGGTTTGCAAACAAACAAGATTGGCAGGATGCAGTTGACTTGATACAGGGTTAGTGTTATTGTATAAGTGTTAGACATTTATCATGAAACTCAGGGAACCTATGAGACTATCTGAAAAGACAACTAAAATTCTTCAGAACTTCACGTCTATCAATCAATCATTGCATTTCAAAGAAGGAAATACATTGAGAACTATGTCAGTCATGAAAAATGTTCTGGCAGAGGCACAGATTGAAGAGTATATACCACGTGAATTCGCAATCTATGATTTACCACAGTTCTTGAACACATTGTCATTGACTGCTACACCATCTATTGATGTGTCTAGTAACCAGTCACATGCAACAATCAAAGGAACATCAAATCATCAGACAAAATTCTTCTTCTGCGATCCCAGTGTCATTGTGGCACCACCAGAAAAGAAGATGGAACTTCCTAGTATAGATGTGGAGTTCAAATTGTCAGAGCAAGACCTAAAGAGTTTACTCAAAGCATCATCTATCATGCAACTACCAGACTTATCTGTTGTAGGTAATGGTAATAGTGTAGAAGTGATAGTATCTGATCGTAAGAATGATACATCGAATGTTTATAGTCTTACTGTAGGAAATACTGAACACACATTCTCATTCAATTTTAAGATAGAGAATATCAAGACACTTATTGGTGGATATACTGTTCAGATTTCTAAGAAGAATCTTGCCAAGTTCTATAGTAGTGCATATAAACTTACATACTTTATTGCATTAGAACCTGATTCTAAGTTCGATGAGTAATTATGGACTAGAGATAGCGTTCTGGGTTATACTAGGACTCTATCTTGTATATCTCTGGGAGGAGAAAAAGTGAATAGTGAAGGTAAGGAAGACAAGGGTACACCTAGAGTAAACAAAGACGCTATCAAAAAGTTAGTCAAACAATACAAGAAAATCAAAAAGTACCACAAGTCAAACCTCTATCAAATCAAACAATTAGATGACGAATGAATTTCTATGGGTCGAGAAATATCGTCCCAAGACAATTGAAGAGTGTATTTTACCAGACGCAACAAAGAAAACCTTTGCTGAGTTTGTACAGTCTGGTGAGTTACCTAACTTATTACTTGCAGGTCCGCCAGGTGTAGGTAAAACTACAGTTGCAAAAGCATTATGTAATGAGTTAGGTGTTGATTATTATGTAATCAATGGTTCTGACGAAGGAAGATTTCTAGATACTGTAAGAAACCAAGCAAAAAGTTTTGCTTCTACTGTCTCGTTGACAAGCAGTGGCAAACACAAAGTAATCATAATAGATGAAGCAGACAACACCACCCACGATGTACAACTCCTTCTTAGGGCAAATATTGAAGCGTTTTATAACAACTGTCGCTTCATCTTCACCTGTAATTACAAGAACAAAATTATTGAACCTCTCCACAGCAGATGCTCGGTGGTCGAGTTCGGAATTAGAGGGAAAGAAAGACAAGAATTAGCAGCAAAATTCTTCAAAAGATTGCAGGGGATACTGACAGAAGAAAAAGTAAAAGCAGAACCTAAAGTTTTAGTAGGACTTATCAACAAACATTTTCCTGATTGGAGAAGAGTTCTAAACGAATGCCAGAGATATTCTACAAGTGGTGAAATTGGTAGTGAAGTTCTTACCGCATTATCTCCAACAAATACAAGTGAGTTGATAGGTTTTTTATCTAAGAAAGAGTTTCAAAATGTAAGGAAATGGGTAGTACAAAATCTTGACAATGATCCTAACTCTATACTAAGATCAGTATACGATTCAATATACGAAAACTTGAAACCGTCCTCTATTCCAGAAGCGGTTCTCATTATTGCAAAGTATCAATACCAATCAGCATTTGCTGCTGATCAGGAAATCAACATGCTTGCAGCAATGACTGAACTCATGGTGCAATGTGAGTTTAAATAATGTATAATTAGTATGTACGAAGATTTATTATGGACGTGACTCCTCAACAACCAGTAGAACTTATTCAAGAGATACCTATTTGTCTCCCAGAACCACCACCAGAAGGTAGGACAATGATTCAGCATGTTGGAGTTGCTGGAATTGTTGTCTTTCTAGTATCAGCAATCGTTGCATCATTCTGGTTGATTGGTAAGGGATTGACTAAAGAACAACTAGCAGAACTAAGAAAAAAAGAAGAGGCACCTAAGAGAAAAACCAGAAAGAGAACAAGTGCCAAAAGTAAAAATAATAAAACCGAATAGTATGAAGTGTTTAGTTACAGGCGGTGCGGGATTCATAGGATCTCACATCGTTGAAAGACTACTTAAAGATGGTAGTGAAGTCGTCGTTGTAGACAATGAGTCAGCAATCAGTAATGATACATTTCACTGGTATGCTTCAGCAAATAATCATAAGGTAGATATAAGAGATTATGATAAGATAAGACCATTGTTTGATGGTGTAGATTGTGTTTTTCATTTAGCAGCATTCAGTAGAATACAAATTGCTATGAAAAATCCAGATGCTTGTTTAGAAGTCAATTACATTGGCACTAACAATCTGCTAAAATGTGCTGTGGAAGCAGGAGTAAAAAGATTTGTAAACTCTTCCACATCATCCTCATATGGTTTAGCAAACACACCTCCTCTAAAAGAGGACATGCCTACTGATTGCCTAAACCCATACTCAGCATCTAAAGTTGGAGCAGAAATTTTATGTCAGATGTATTCAAAATTGCACGGACTCTCAACCGTGACCTTGAGGTACTTCAATGTTTACGGTCCTCGTCAACCGCTAAAGGGAACATATGCTCCCGTGATTGGTTTGTTCGAGGAGCAAAAGAAAGCAAGAAAACCATGCACAATAGTTGGTGATGGTGAGCAGAGGAGAGATTTTACACACGTGTCAGATGTAGTGGAAGCAAATATGTGTGCAATGCAAACAAATTGTAATGGAGTATTCAATATTGGAACTGGTAAAAATCATTCTGTAAATGATATTGCAAAATTAGTCAATAACCCTTATAATACAATACAAATACCATCAAGACCTGGTGAAGCAAGAATAACTCTTGCAGATAATACAAAAGCAAAAACATTATTGGGTTGGGAACCTAAAAAAGAACTTCATGAATACTTTGAAAACTCCTCTAAGATATCCTGGCGGTAAGTCTAGAGCAGTAGAGAAGATATATTCAAGATTCCCCTACGGTATAAAGGAATATCGTGAACCTTTTTTAGGTGGTGGTAGTTTAGCAATACATATGTCAAAAAAACATTTTCATTTACCTATTTGGGTGAATGATTTGTATGAACCTTTGTATAATTTTTGGGCATGTCTACAAACAGCAGGGGATATCATGCAGGAAAGACTTGTTAAGTTGAAAGAAGATAATCCACATCCAGAAAAAGCAAAGGAATTATTTCTATCTTCAAAAGATATTCTATCTAATGGAAGTGATGTTGAAAGAGCAGTTGCTTTTTATGTTGTAAACAAGTGTAGTTTCTCAGGACTAACTGAGTCTTCTTCCTTCTCTGCACAGGCAAGTGATTCAAATTTTTCAATGCGTGGTATCAATAAACTAACATCATATATGAAGATAATAAAAAACTGGAAGATAACAAACTTATCTTACGAAGAGTTATTAGTTGGTGATGACGATTCATTCATATATCTTGATCCACCATATGAGATAGGTTCTAATTTATATGGTAAGAAGGGTGCAATGCATAAGGGATTTGATCATGATATATTTTTTACTAACTGTGATATCTCACATCAAAGATGTTTGATTAGTTATAATACAACTCAAGTTATCAAGAATAGATTCTTAAATTGGACAGCATCAGAGTTTGATTTGACCTACACAATGA